CCAGTCAACAAGCTCCTTAATGAAATTTTTGAAGCGGGCGCTTTCGCTATAAAATACGAGGAGTCTTTGCAGGGATTAAAAGAATCAATGTGGGAGAGAGAAACATGGCGCATACTTTTCGATCTTGTAGTGCCCGTAAAAGACATCGCAGCCACGCTAGCTGTGTATCAATATTCAGCGCTATCGGATGAAGCGACTTTCATAGCAGGAGTACAGGGCACAAACTTATATCAGATTGTGGCAAAAAGCAAACTATCGGCATTACAAATAATTGTTAATTCTATTTATGGTACAGGAAAGGTTAGTTTTGTAGATCCGTTTTTTCAAAAAGCTGGAATAACATAAATCTACAAAACTATTTAATCACAGGAGAACACTAAATGGCAGGATTATCACCTAAATTACCGTTACATAGAAATTTTGAAGATGGATATGCTTTGAATAAAACTTTTAAAGATCTTACAAGGCAAAATTTAAAAATGTTAATTTTAACCTCCCCAGGCGAGAGGCTTATGTTTCCGTTATTTGGAGTGGGGCTAAGACGATATTTGTTTAGAAACGCCGATGCAACTACGTTTTCTGAAATAAGAAACAAGATTAATTCGCAAGTTAGACGATATATGCCTTATGTTAGTATTGAATCGGTCGATTTCCTATCGGAATCTACCTCGACAAGTATAATAGAGGGCACTTCTCCGGGTAATTTTGTACATCTTCAGATAAAGTATAGTATTCCAGATTCCTTTCTTTCGGATACGCTTAGTGTTAGGATATAATTATGAATAGTCAAAAAAGAGGTATTTTGCGTGGGCAATAAACGTAATAATATAAAAATTAATTACCTAAGTCGAGATTACTCTTCTATTAAAGAAGATTTAATAGCATTTGCAAGAAGATATTATCCCGATACATTTCAAGATTTTTCTACGGCTGGTTTCGGCGCGTTAATGCTTGATACTGTTGCATATATAGGAGATATATTGTCTTTCTATTTAGACTATCAAGCTAATGAAAGCTTCTTATCGACCGCTATTGAGTATGAAAATATTTTAAAACATGGACAAACAGTCGGATATAAACACCAAGGTGCTCGCGCTTCATACGGAAATATTACATTATATGCAATCATTCCTGCTAATGCAAGCGCGACAGGACCAGACACAGACTATATGCCCATTATCAAAGCCGGTTCTACATTCGCAGCAGCCAATAACTCATTGTTCACTCTTTTAGAAGATGTTAACTTGGCAGATTCAGCAAATGAAATTGTTACAGCCAACACAACGACGACCGGTGAACCAGAAAATTTTGCTGTAAAGGCAAATGGCGTCGTTGTTTCTGGGGAAGATCGAGTAAAAAAATTTACAGTAGGCGATTTTGTTAAGTTTAGAACTCTGCGCCTTCCAGGCAATAATATAACAGAAGTTCTCTCGATAGCAGATCTTGAAGGATATCAGTATTATGAGGTAGATCACTTATCACAAAACACTATTTATGTGCCAATTTCTAATAATGATACCACAACTAACGTGCAAGCTCCCAACATTCTAAAGCCAGTTATTGTCCCGCGCCGGTATATTGTACAAAATGATAGAAATCAAACAGTCATTACATTTGGATATGGATCCGAAGCAGAAATTTCCTTTCAGTCGCTTGATAGTTCCAGGGATGTGGTATTAAATATACACTCTAAGAATTATATCACAGATACCGCTCTAGATCCTTCCGTTCTAATAAAAACAGACCAGTTTGGAGTCGGACCATCTAACACAACTGTATATGTAACATATAGAACCAACACTGCTAGAAATTCTAATGCGACTTCAAATTCGGTTACGACACCGGTAAATATACAATCGGAATTTGCGAATCGAACTCAGCTATTAGGTAGTAAAATGGCAGGCGTTAGAAGCTCAATTGAGTGTACCAACGAAGAACCCATTCAGGGTGACGTTCGTGCTCCAGGTATTGATGATCTAAAATATTTAATTCAAAGTAGTTACTCGTCACAAAACCGAGCCGTCACGGCAGAAGATTATAAAGGCATGGTATTAATGATGCCATCTAAATTTGGTGGNGTGGAAAGGTGCTCTATTATACAAGATGTTGATTCAAATTTAAGAAATATCAATATTTATACTATTTCACGATCTCCTTTGGGGTTTTACGAACCAACAAATAGTATTGTAAAAGAAAACATTAAAACATGGCTATCATCCAAAAGAATGATCAACGATTCTGTAGATATTTTAGATGCTAAGATCGTTAATCTAGGAATTAAATTTGAATTAATTTCTGAGATGGGGGTTAATAAAACACAAATATTTAGTGATGCTGTTTCGAGATTAACAGCATTTCTAGTCAATGGGCAAGATGTCGGTGAAGATTTTAGTATCACAGACTTATACACAGTATTAAATAATGTACCCGGAGTAATAGACACAGTTTCCATAAAAGTAGACCAGATTGCTCACGTTGGATACTCGTCTATAGTATTTAATGTAAAGACCAATACATCCCCAGATGGCAGATATATCAAAGCGCCTGTCAATGTGGTATTTGAAATTAAATATCCAAGTGCTGACATACAGGGAACAATCGTATAATGGGAGTAAAAAGATACACAGCAATAGCAGATACGACAATTACCAATGCGTTTAAGTTGAATTTAAGGACTCGTGCTACTGGTTCTAATATGGGGCTATCCGATTCGCTTGAAGTGTTTCATATTTATGGACAAGAATCCTCTGGCTCATCCGAGAATTCCAGAATTTTAGTTAAGTTTAAAGTTACGGGCTCAAACTCGCTCAAAACAGATAGAACAAATAAAAAGATTCCGGCAAAAGATAATGTAAGCTTCTATCTTCGCTTGTTCAACGTAAGACACCCGTTTACGCTTCCTAGAAACTATCATATGACCATTGCTGCCATATCCCAATCTTGGAACGAAGGCACCGGATTGGATATGGAATCATACAATGATCAGGGAGCAGCAAATTGGACAGATGCCCTAAGCGGTGCCGCTGGAGTCACAACTTGGGTTTCTGGAGGTGGTGGCGCTTTTCACGCAAGTCCAACATATAGCGCTTATTTTGATAAGGGCACGGAAGACATAGAGGTTGATATTACAACTTTGGTAGAACAGTGGATCGTAGGCTCTACCGGGGGTTCCGCCAGTGGTAAAGAGAATTTTGGCATTGGAGTTTATTTATCTAACGAATCAGAAAGTTCCTCTTCATATACAAAAAAATTCTCTTCTAGAGGATCTGAATTCTTTTTTAAGCGCCCCACGATTGAGGCACGTTGGGATTCAGCCAAAAAAGACGATAGAGGCAATTTTTATTATAGTAGTTCCTTGGCTCCAGCCGAAGACAATTTAAATACTTTATATTTATATAATCGCGTTAGAGGCAGGCTACGAGACATTCCAGGCATACCACAAGGAGAAAATATATTAGTAAGTCTTTTTTCAGGCTCTGGAGACAACTCTAAGCCCCACGGTTCAGCATTAAACCTACCTATTTCGGTCCCCTCAGTCAAAACGATTGCTGATTTAAATGCTACTGGCGGCTGGGTTGCAACTGGCATTTATTCATGTTCTTTTGCTGCAACCGCATCGGCTACGCCTCTAACTAAACTTTTTGATGTGTGGCACAGTTCCAGCACCCAGCAGTCTCCTCAATATTTTACTGGAAGCATTGTTCCTACAACACTTGCGCCATCTAATATTAATCCATATGTTAGGTATGCTATGAACATTTCTAATTTGAGAGATGTTTATTATCGTGACGAAACGGCACAATTTAGATTGTTTACAAGACAAAAAGATTGGAGTCCTACAATATATTCCAAAGCCACAGCAGAAGCTAAGCCCACAATTATAGATAGCGCTTCATTTAAAGTAGTACGAATCGTCGATGAATATGAGGCAATACCCTTCGGGACAGGATCCGATATGCACACACAACTTTCTTTTGACGCTTCAGGCAGTTACTTTGATTTAGATTTAACCATGTTAGAAGCAGGTTATGCATATGGAATTAAATTCGCTTTTTATGATGAGGGCGCAAAATCTTGGAATGAATACCCAGATGTGTTTAAGTTCAGAGTAGAGGA